CAACATTGGTTGGGCTACAATTCAAACCATCATAGATAGAGGATATAAAAATTTATTTTATCAATCAAAAGATTTAAAAGTTGTTGATGTTGAACATCAAGTAAACAATAGATATAGGTCTCAAGACAAAAGTATGGTGCCTGGTTTTTCAACAACTTTAAAAACTCGACCATTAATCATAGCAAAAATGGAAGAATACACAAGAGAAAAATTAGTAAAATTACATTCCAATAGACTTATAGATGAATTATTTGTATTTATTTATAAGACTGGAATTACAAATGCAAAAGCAGAAGCAATGCAAGGTTATAACGATGACTTAGTTATGTCTTATTCAATAGCACTTTGGGTTAGGGATACAGCTCTAAGGTTACAGACAGAGAGAAATGACCAACAATGGGCTATGATGAACACGATGTTAAAATCAAATGGAAATAAAACTGACTCGTCAGTTGGTTTTAGTAAAGGTTCTATTGGACAACCAAAGAAAAATCCATATGAAATGGATTTTGGTGATGAAAAAGAAGATTTAACTTGGTTAATTAAATAAGAGGTAAAAAATGGCAGATGAAAATATATTAACGAGACTAGGAAAATTATTTCAAAACAGTATAGTTTTGAGAAAAACCGATAGTGGACAAATAAAAGTAAAAGACGTTGATTTTACTCAAACAGCTTTAACATCCAATTTTATTGATAGATACAATAAAATACATTCTAGTGGTTATGGTCCATCTTCATATGCAGCTAAACAAAATGCGAATGCTTATGATGTGGCTCGTAAAGAGTTATTTAGAGATTATGAATTAATGGATGCTGACCCGATTATATCATCTGCACTAGATATTTATTGTGATGAATCTACAGTTGATAACGTTGAAAACAGAATTTTAAATATTAAAACTAACAATCCAAAAGTTGCTAAAATTTTACACAATTTATTTTATGATATAATGAATATAGAATTCAATCTATGGAGTTATATTAGAAATATGGCTAAGTATGGTGATTTTTACCTACATTTAGATATATTGGACAAATATGGAATTGTGAATGTAAAACCTCTTTCAGTATATGAAGTAAATAGATTAGAAGGACATGATCCTTCAAATCCAAAATTAGTTCAGTTTGAAATTCAACAATATTCAGAAATGAAAAGAAGTTCTAAACCAAATGAAATGTATGAAAATTATGAAGTGGCTCACTTCAGAAATCTTGCAGACACGAATTATCTACCTTATGGTAAATCAATGTTAGAGGGTGCGAGAAGAGTATTTAAACAGTTGACTCTTATGGAAGATGCTATGTTGATTCATAGAATGATGAGAGCACCAGAGAAAAGAGTATTCAAAGTAGATATTGGAAACATACCACCAAATGAAGTGGATAACTTTATGCAACAAATTATCAATAAAATGAAAAAAACACCTGTGATTGACCAAAACACTGGTGAATATAATTTAAAATACAATATGGAATCCATTACAGAAGATTACTTTTTACCTGTTCGTGGTGGAGATAGTGGAACGAATATTGACACTTTACCAGCATTAAGTAATGAGGGTGCTATTGATGATGTTGAGTATTTAAGAAACAAAATGATGGCTGCTTTAAAAATACCAAAAGCATTTCTTGGATATGAAGAAGGTGTTGGTTCAAAAGCTACATTGGCTGCAGAGGATGTTAGATTTGCAAGAACGATTGAAAGACTACAGAAAATCATTGTTGCTGAATTAGAAAAAATTGCAATCGTTCATTTATACACACAAGGATTTGAAGATGCTGAATTAATTAACTTTGAATTAGAGTTAACCAATCCATCAATGATACATCAACAAGAAAAGTTAGAATTATTAACACAACAAGTTGAGATAGCTAATAATATACTTGAACAAAAAATTATGTCTCGTGAATGGGTATATGACAATATTTTTGACTTAAATGAACAAGACAAAGTAAAAATATTTGAAGGAGTGGTAGAAGACCAAAAACAAAAATATAGATTTGACCAGATTGAATCTGAAGGTAATGACCCGGCTGAAAGTAATGAAAAAACAGACGATGAAGATGATTTGACAATACCAAGAAGTGGTGATTGGGGTGGTGATAGAAGAAGTGGAACTGGTAAAAAAGAATATGGAAATGAATACTCAGCAAAAGATATAAAAGACTCAACAAAGTTTGAAAAGGAACGATATGGAAAACGAGAGTTTAAGGGTAAATCACCACTAGCTACATCAAAAGGTGCAACTCTTGTCACTAGAGAAGGACTACTTAATTCACTCAAAAACAAGTTTGGAAAAAACATAGACAAACAAAGTATCTTAAATGAAGAAATTATTTTAGATGAAGAGGAATAAATATAATGAAAAGAAAAAAAATTTTATATTTATATATGAATAATTACATATATAATACCCAAAAAACGGAGATAACAATATGCGCAAAGTGAAGCATAACAAAATCCGAAATACTGGTTTATTGTTTGAATTTTTACTCAGACAAATAACTTCGGATGTGTTAAATAAAGATAATAGCAATGCGGTGGAAATAGTTAAAAAAAGATTTAGCGAAAACACAGAGTTGGGTAAAGAGTTGGCTTTGTATAACATTATCATTAATAAAAAATTCAAAAGTGATAAACAGGCTGATTACTTTATAAATGAAGTTGTTAAAACTAGAGAGGGATTGAATAACTCAGTTTTAAGAAGAGAACGATACAACTTAATTAAAGAGATTCAAACAAATTATGACTTACAAAAATTCTTGTCATCAAAAGTCCCTAATTATAAAATTTATGCCTCCGTGTTTAAATTATTCGAATATTCAAACAATTTATCTCCAGATGAAAAAACAGAATCATTTTTTAACATTGTAGAACATATTACAAGTAATGATAAATCCATTAAGTTATCAGAAACCGTTAGAGAATTACCTGATGATGAAGATTTAAGAATACTCACCTACAGAACTCTGTTAGAAAAATTTAATCAAAAATATACAAAATTAAGTGGAACTCAAAAAAATCTACTTCGTGAGTATATTAACAATATATCTAATACTAATTCATTAAAAGATACTTTAAGAGAGATTGTGAATGGGTTGAAAAAAGATTTAAAACAACATTCAAAAAATCTTAAAGATAAGGTTGTAAAAATTAAAATGAATGAGGCTATCAAATCTATTGACAAGTTTTGTGGTTTAAATGATAAATCTAAGGTGGTGAAAGATTCATACGTTTTACAAACCATGAGATACTTAGAACTTTTAAAGGAAACAAAAAAAGGTGCAAATAAAAACAAAAAAACACTTTAAAGAAATTATAAAGTCCTTGACCAATGAAATCTTAGATGAAGAGGATTTGGAAGAAATAACCACGACCTCTGCTGTGCCAGGATATTCCACTCCTTTTGCTTTTTCTAAGTCAGAAAAAGATAAAAAGAAAAGATTAAAAAGAATAAAGAAAAGCACTGGATATACAGCAGTTAATGAAGTTCTTGATGAAAAAGATATAAAACAGATAAAAAAATTAATTAGAGATGTTGTTGCTAATATATTAAGAGATATATGGCTTAAAAGAACAACTTGGAAATAGGAGATAATAAATGCCATTATATGATCCAGATGGAAAAAAACAAAAACCAATTGTAAGAGATGGAATAGGATTTTATAGTCATGCTATTTGTCCAGCAGCTGATACGAAAACAAAAAGACCATCATATGTTATGATAAACGCACCTGGTACTTACAAGTTTTCATATTCAAATACACCAGCCACAGCTAATTACATAACAGGTTCTGTTTTGGTTGATGACAATGGACCTATTAAACTTGATATAAGTCCAACAGCATGGTCACAGACAGACGCTGCTGGAACTCTAGGTGATGTAACATTCGTATATAGAAGAGTGTCTTAATGAATAAGATACTAAAAGGAATAAATGGCTAATTATACAAGTAATCACACAGGTGCACAAATTGATTTATCTGTAGGATCTGGTTCCACTACTTCTGGTGTGATAAAAGACTTCACAACTTTAAGTGGTTCATCATCTTCAACTATTCAAATTGGTAGTAGTTTTACCGGTAATAGTGTAAATGCATCAAGTATAAGTGCAAGTTCTGCCATAACCTCAAGTAAATTATTAAGTTATGATGATATAGAATTACGAGATGGTAATCCTGGAGGTGATACCTTAGTTAAAATATATGATTCTTCAGATGATGGTATAATTGATGTTTACCAAAATAATACAGTAAAAAATAGAATACATGGAAATGGTGCATCATTCTTTAAAGGTGGAAGTGTAAGTGCAAGTGCAGGTTTAACTGCAAGTGCATTTGTATCATATGATGATATTAGATTATTAGATGGAGTTCATACAGGTGATACACTTGTACGAATATATGATTCATCTGACGATGGAGTTATTGATGTTTACCAAAATAATTCAGTAAAAACAAGAATTAATGGAAATGGTGCATCATTCTTTAACGGTGGGAGTGTCGCAATTGGAGAATCTGTTACAACAGTACCTCATGCTAAATTATATGTAGTTGGTGATATTAGTGCAAGTGGGACTGGTAATATAACTGCAAGTGGTAAAATAGACTCACATGATGAATTTAGATTAAAAGATGGCAGTCCAACTGGAGACACTCTTGTTAGAGCATACGCTTCAAGTGACGATGGTGTAATTGATGTTTTTCAAAATAATTCGGTTAAAAATAGAATACATGGAAATGATATATCATTTTTTAACGCTAGTGCTGTTGGGATTGGAACAACGAATCCAGATTCAGACTTAGAAATAAATCCAATTAGTGGTAGTGGAATTGGTGGTGCTCCATTAACTGCATCACTTCATGTTTCAGGTGCATTATCTAATGTAAGATTTCAAAATTTACCAACAGTAAAACCAACTGTAACTGGTTCATTATGGTTGTCAGGAAGTGCCGGACAAAGTTCAAAATATTTAGTAGTGTTCACAGGATGATAGGAGATAATAAAATGTCAAAACAAATAATAGTAGATTACATACCTTTTGAGGTTTCTCCTCAACAAATTAATGAATCTATAAATGAAAACAATGGTAGATTGATTGTAAAGGGAGTTCTACAAAGAGCGGAGTCAAAAAATCAAAATGGTAGAATATACCCAAGGGAAACTTTAATGAGAGAGGCTCAAAAATATCAAGAGGTTCAAATTGCTGAAAGAAGAGCATTAGGTGAACTCGACCATCCAGACTCATCAGTTGTGAATTTAAACAACGTATCTCATAATGTATTGGAAATGCATTGGAAAGGTAATGACTTGGTCGGTACAGTTGAAGTATTAGGAACACCAGCAGGAAACATCTTAAAAGAATTATTTAAATCAGGTATTAAACTTGGTATATCATCAAGAGGATTAGGTTCAGTAAAAGAATTATCCGAAAAAGATGGTGATACCGTAGAAGTTCAACCAGATTTTGAATTGATTGCATTTGACTTTGTATCTAATCCATCCACACATGGTGCATTCTTATCACCAACAAATGAAGGTAAATTAAATGAAGGTGTTGGAACAAGAAATGGAACTTGTTGTCATGATTGTGCTGTTGAGGACATAATTAACGATATATTCAGAGGAGAGTAAAATGGATTATAAAACTCTAATGGGATACAATAATAAAAAAGAAAAAATTGTTAAAAATAATAAACCTTCAGTGACCGATTTATTAAGAGAAGAGTTTGGTAAAATTAATGAAGTTGGTTCAGCTCCACAACACAAAAAATTTCTAAAAAATATTGAAAAGGCTGAAGAAAATTTACATAAAAATGTATTGAAGTATAAAAACTTTTTACAAAGTCAAGGTTTAAAGGATGAAGGTAATGAGTTTAGTAGTAAATACGTTGGATTTGTTGGGAAGTTTACCCATTATACAAAAACCACTTGGACTAAAATGTTGAGGAAAATGATATAATGCCCTCAGTATCCAAACAACAACAAAAACTTTTTGGTTTGATAAGGGCTTTACAAAAGGGTGATGTTAAACCTTCAAAAGTAAGTAAAAAAGCTAAAAAATTAGCAAAAGACATGAAAAAAAGTGATGTAAAAAAATATGCGTCTACAAAACACAAAGGACTACCTAGTAAAGTTAAAAGGGAGACAAAAGTGAGAAGTTTGATAAAAAAAATGGTTAGAGAAATTATTAATGAAGATTCATTGGGTGATAAGTTTCAGAAAACTATTCAAAGATATCAAGATAAAGTAAGAAAAGAAAAAGAAGCATACAGAAAAGCAAGAGAATTACAAAAGAAAAGAAAAAAAATTACAAAAGAACAAAATTTTGAAAAAGTAACAATGCCATCTAATGTAAAAAGATTTATGAAAAGATTTATTGATGCAGTTCAAAGTGGAAAACTAAATAGACAAAGACAAAAAGCAATTCTTTATAAAGTAATAAAAGGATTAGGTATTTCACCTCAAGAATTAATGATGTATGTACAAAAAGTTAAAAAAGGATTAAAAAATGAAGGAAGAGGTTCTTGTTGGAAAGGATATACACAAAAAGGTATGAAGAAAAAAGGTGATAGAATGGTGCCTAATTGTGTTAAGAATGAGTCAAAACTTAGAGAAGTAAGTGGTGTTGATGTTGCTAAAAAAGTTTTGAAAAACAAACAACATGAAAAAGGTATTGATATGCAAACAGCGAATCTAATCGTTACAATACATAAAGCATATAATAAAAATAAACCACTACAAAAAAAGTTTGAAAAAATACCATTAAACAAAATGAAAGAATTAATTTTAAGGTATATGTCATGAAACTTCAAGACTTACTAAAAGATATTGAATTAGGTAAGGTTTATACTGATAAAGACAGAAAACCTTTTAAAGT